TATAACTTGTTTAATCTGATTCAAAAATACATCGTGTGGAATTTCATCTGCGTCTATGTTTATAATATAATCACCCGAACACATACCAGTCAAGTAATTTTTTTGTTCTGCGAAATTTTTATTTAAAGCTCTTTGTTCTATTTTGAAATTTATTACATGCCCGTACTGAGATGTCCAAGATGTAAATACTTCTTGTGTTCGTTCATCTGAAAAATCATCAAGTATTACTATTTCATCTTTTGAATCTATATGATGTACGAGCACACCAAGTAACTCGTTAATCTCTTCATACTCATTATGAGTAGTGATTGCATAACTTAACTTCACTTATAACCTTTTTTGTTTTATTTAGTATCTTCGGCTTCAGTTCTTACTTCATCTGCAAAAGAAGAACCTTCAAATCTATAATCTATTTTCTTCATCCCACCAACGGCTTTATTATCATAGGTTCTGTATGCTACTCTTGTTGAACCAAGAGAACCTTTAAGAAATGATTTTAATCTTGAATAATAAAACCTTTTAGGGTCTCCAATATCAGCTTTCAATAACGGTAATCTCAATTTAATTAATTTTTCAACTTTACCTTGAACAGTTAATTTTGTTAACTCCCATAATTTTTTTAAAACACCTTCTGGAATATAATCAAGATTTAATCCGTGTAACTGACCTTTCCAATTTGGATGTAATACTAACACAAGTGGTCTTTTAGTAGTAACCTTTTTACCACTATAGTTAAACATCACAATATCACCAGATTGTATTTTACTTTTAGAGCTTGCAGCTTCATTAATTATATTTTTACTATGGTTATACTTTGTCGGCATTTATTAAACTCCCTTTAAAGTCTTTTGTTAATAATCCCATAGATATACAAGCTTCATAAAATTTATCAAATCTTTGAGAATTATCTACATCCAATTTACTATCAAAGAACTCCCCATCCTTATCTGGTATTGGATAATTTTTTCTTTCATCCTCTGGTATTTCAATTACAGAAGCGTGACACCATTCCCATTTCTCAAGAGTACCATCAGGATAAATCATACCTTTTCCAGGTATGTTTAAAATTGTTGGTAACCACACCAATTCACGCTCTTCATCAAAGTGTTGTAACGCTTTAACTAACTCTGGTGAACGCTCAAGTTCTTGATTCAACTTATCAGAACCAACACTATACGCTGTATTTGACATAAATCCAGTTGTCATACATAAATAGTGGTCATCTGTCTTTGGCTCTGTAAAAATTCTATAACACTTATCACTATTATCAATAGGACTTTTAATCTGTTCTTCCTTAAATATAATATCACTCATTGACTATCTCCTTAGATAATTTTGGTTTATTTAATTTAGGTAATTTTATTCCAGTACTTGTATCTGTCTTTCCAAGTTTTGATAATTTTGGTAATTTTATATCTACTTGTTTAGGAAATTCTGGAATATATTTATTTACAATTTCTGTGAATTGAGTTTTCATATTATCTAAAGTAAATTTCAATCTATTCTGAGAACCTTGTTTCTTAGCTCTACTTGAATAATTTTTATAATTTTTCCATACATCTAATAATGTTTTTGATGCGTAACCATAATCTACTGTAAACCATTGGGATTCTTTAAGTATAACTTTATCCCAAGCAGAAGATTCGTGTACATTATTTAATTTTCCAGGTAACATTACTGATAAAGAAGAATCTAAGAAATCACATTGACCACTCCAATTAGACGCTACAACTAATTTATCTGCGAAAGTAGCTTCCAATAATGGTCTTCCAAATCCCTCTCCTTTTGTAAATGTAGGACAAACTTTCATCTTGGGATGATTATATAATCCATTCATTTCTTCATCTGATAAATCTCCGTGTAGAATATAGATTGGTGGTAACTTATCTGCACCTTCTATTGAGGATTTTATACTTTCAATTTTCCTAAATAGTTCATCTCTATCCATTATTGAAAACGAAGCTCCACTTGTTTTCATAACAAGTGCAGGTGGATTTTCTTTATTCTTAAATGTCTCTAAAAATACTTTAACCAACATACCAGTATCTTTTCTATCTTGACCTAAATCACCTTTTAACCAATGACCAACATATAAGAAACAGAAATTTTCTTTTATACTATCAAGTGTAGGTTTTATAGTTTCTGGAATGTCTTTTGTTTTTTTATAAATATTTGAATCCGCACCCTCAAATAAAACTTCGATTGGTTTTTCAACTCTCATCTCACCAACTTTTTGTTTTTGACCATTTATATCTTGCATTTTATCCCAAGATGATTGTATAAATGTTCGTTTAGAATGTTGTGATGGAACTATGATTAAATCCATACGATTACAACCCTCTATCCATTCAGGCGATACTAAAGTTGTTTCCATACCAGCAGTTATACCAATATTATATTTACCCACTGGTTGAAATTCATTTGGAACTCTAATTTCAACATTCACATCTGGTTGTTGAGTTAGTGGATTCTGAGGGCCTATTATTCTTTTTAATATCTCTTGGTGAACAGAATTATTTTCATCTAAAGCATTCATAGGACAATCTCCCCACCTTAGACTTGATATTTTTATATCAAACTTATCCATATGAATCAAAGATTCAATTAAATCTCTTGAATGATTCCCATAACCACTTCTTGTAGCTACAGGAGCTTGTATTAACATAATTGGTTTACTCATTTTCTTCTATTACCTCCACATCATTATCAAATAATTCTAATTGATTTTCGTCTTTTTTTGTCTTCTCAATAACCTCATCTACTATTTTATCATCAACTTTACTTCTCCAAATACTAATGAAATCATCTTCTGTTAAATTATACATATCAAATCCCTTTGGTAGAAATATACATCTATTTATAAATCTTCTATCTTCGTTTATAATATTAGATATAGTTTGAGTTACCTGAGTAACATCTTCTTCTGAAATTGGATATTGATAATCAAAATATACAACAACCATATGTTTTTTATCTATCTCTACTTGTTTGTAAGTAATATCTTTTATATTTTTTGTTTTCATTTATACCTCATATAATGTGAATCTATCTCTTTTCTCAAATTTTTCAAAACAAGAGTCCATATCTTTGATAAAATTATTAGACATATTTTTAGTTGACATTCCAGTTTCAGGGTCCAGAACAAATTCTCTTCCCAACGCTCCTGCATCGACTCTCTCTTCAGGCGTCTTATCATACCAATATTTCATCGCTTCAGCTACATCATCAAATCTACATCTGTCATCAAAAATATATGGTGTTGGAGGCGAACCAACCATTGAACGATTGGATGGCCATACTGGTTTTACCCACTCACCCCAAGTTAAATCAGGATTGTTTGCCCATTTTCTATCATCGTGTAATGAACCTATTTCTACATAATCATCTGCAGTTAAATATTTACCCTTTAACTTGAAACCACAATGGTCTTGTAGTCCACCAGTTATATTGTTAATAATTGGTGTTCCACTCATTAGTGATTCTGCACCTGATAGACCAAATCCCTCATTTGATGCTATATTAACCGTTACATCACCAATATTATATAAGAAATTCATATGTTTGTCATCAACCTTAGCTTCATCAATAACAACTTTATAATCTGGACAAATCTCTCTAATAACTGCTGGTAAATCTGTTCCATTTTGGTCAACTCCTGCAGTATGCATTAATAAACAACATTTTTCAGCTTTTTCTTTTGGTAATGAATCACAAAATAATTTATAAGCTAAAATTAAATCTCCAGGTGATTTTCTACGAATATTTCTATTAGTCCAATAGAATACAAAATCTGAATCTCCAACGAGAGTTTTTTTGAATTTTTTAAATTCATCCCAATCTGAATGAAATGAATCTATTGGAAAATATTTATCTTCGTGTATTCCGTGAGGAACATATGTTATCTGCCAATCTTTTTTTGGAAACTTTCTTACTACATTATTAACTATACCATATGTTTGTTTTGAAATACACATCAACAAATCACAAGATTCATAAAATGGTTCATTCCATCTTGGATAAGGTAAGTCATCCCAAATAGTATAATACATAAGTGGTGTTGTTTGTCTTAACTCGTGCTCCATCTGATATAACCATCCCCAGAATCTTGGGTCTGTAAAGTGTAGAATAGCATCTGGTTTTTCTATATCCATAACTTCTCTTAGAATATTGGAATCACCATAACCATCAGTAGCATAAATTTTTAAATATGCATCAGAAACACCTGTTTCTTCTTTCATACTTTGAGATAAATCTGCTATTTTTCCTTTATCTGGATGTGTGATAGCTCCACCTATCTGAACCCAATCGTATTTATCCAATGTTCCCATCACAAAAAATCTTGACATTGTTCCGATACCAGAATGCATTCGTAAATCGTCTGATAAGAGTAGTATTTTTTTCTTACTTCTTGCTAATTTCATATAACCTTTTCCTTCTATTTATTTTTTAAAAACAAGTTCCACTTTCTTTCAATCCTTCTTCTTCGTGTAACTCATCTCTAAATTCATCATCTGTTACATATTTGTGTATAGAACGATTTACAAGTTTTTGTAAATTGAAACCATTACCAATTGTTTCTTTTTTAAAATCATTGTAAAGTTCTTCTATAACTTTAACAGATGTTAGTTTTGTATTCTTCATAACATTTCTCCCTTGAAATCATATATCTATATATATAAATATACCTATATAGGAAAAAACACTAAAAAATTTTAAATTTTAACCAAAAAGCCTTCCAACTAAATCAGATAATCTCTCAATAGTCATATATTTTTTCTGACTTTCTTGATTCCAAGTTTGTTTCATACAGATTGGTCTTCCATACGCTACACTTCTTTCGTTAAAAACATCTAACTTTTCAGGTGAATCATCAATCAATACATCAACATCAATAGACCATTTCTCCTTAGTAAAATTATATTCATCAAAAGTAATTCCCCACCTTTGTAACCACTCCATAGTTGGTTCTTCACAATGAGGTCTTTGAGCTGATACTAAAACTAATTCGTGACCATTCTTAATAGCCCAAGCTTTTAGTATTGGAAAATCTTCTAAAACTGATGGGATGACATTAGCGTCTGGACCAAATAGTTCATAAAAATGGTCTTCAAAGATATACTTTTCTGTTTCATCTTCTGTCCAGAATGGTAACCAATCTTCCCAATTCCAAGAATTTGGTGTTAGTATTTTATCTGAATGTTCAGGATGAGTTTCTTTAATTTTATTAATGACATCAGGAATAAAATCCCTTAAAACTCCATCACAATCAATACCTATTCTCATAAATTCTCCTTTATCTTTACTATATAATATAAGAGCTTTTTATAGTACTTGTCAAGAGCTTTTTTAAAATTCTGCTTCATATTCCTCGTATAATTCACCAAATTTAAAAAATTTTATCCAAACATCCTCATATTCTGTTCTATACATATATTCTTCCATATCCGTCATAGAATCAAATTGCATAAAAATAACATCAGACTCTATGATAGAATCCAATCCCAATTCTGATAATCCCAGTCTTTCTATTTGTTTTTCAGCTTCTTCTTTTTCAAGTTGATTAAAATGATATGAAAGGTCATATAAAACTGCTATCATTTTGTCATAATGATATTGTTGAATATAATAATCAACAATTTTATAATAATCCATATGTTCTAAATTTTTATGTAGATTAATTTTCTTCATTAGTCTATTACCATTACTTTCTTATTAAATTGTTTAGCATATTTTAATGTTGATAAAGTTCCACCCGATTTAACACCCTCTGGAATAAATCCTACAATGATGTCACTATTTTGAGCTATCTGTTTATTTCTTACGAAGAAATATTTTACATTATATGGTTTACTATAACAAGACTCTGGTAAAACACAATATAAATTATGTACTTCGTGGAATGGTGGATACTCTCTATATTGAGCTCCTAACTCAAGAGCATATTTTTTAGCATATTTATCGGCCCCATCTTGACAACCACCACTTACTATTGTAACACCTTTACCATATTTTTCTATTAATCTAAATATGAATTTTTTTATTTTATTTCTATTTTCGTATTTACGACTTCCTACTATTGCTACCTTCATTAAATGTCCTTTTCTTAAATGGTTTTTTTTCTGGTTTTTCCTTTGTATGAAAGATAACCAAATCTAAAAATGAACTTATACTGCCCCATATTGGTGATTTTAATTCATCAAATATATAGGTAAATCTAAAGGTTCTTCTTTTATCTTTCCAACCATCTTCATCTGTAACATTAAACCAAGCATCATCTCCAACATTATTTTTTAAAGATTCTAAGGTATATATTTTTGTTCCATAGTAAGCTAATATATGTTTATATTTAGTTACAAAATTAGATAATTTCTTTTCACTTATAGTTCCCTCATTGTACCAAAATTTTAATAAAACTGGTACTGGAAATTTAACTCTATAATCCTCTAAATATTGCATAAATATTTTTTCTTCATCAGTTCCTACAATGTTCTTCAAACATACTCTCATAGAAAAACCTCTAGCATCTAATTGCATCTTAATCTCCTGTTGTATATTCCACATTATGAGAACATACCCAATAACCTTCAGGTACTTCTATATGTGTTGGATATTCTGAATCCCAATAATCCATTATTTATTCTCCATATCTAATACTTCAATTATTTTTGACTCTCTAACAATTTTAACTTCAAATGGGTCTTGAATATCACCCAAAAACTTTGCTACTTGAGCTTCTACATAAGTTACTGAATCACCTTCAACTAAATAATTCTCTTTAGTCTTTTTAACCTTTGGGCCATTCTTTGTATCAAATGTTTTTTCAAACTCTACTTGTGCTTCATAATAATGTGCCATATTTACTTTCTCCTATTTTTAGATTTCTTTTTTAGTCCTAAAAGTTTTTTTGGTGCTTTACCACCAACATAAGCTTCATTATAATCTTTTGTAGATTTATCATCGGCTCTGTATGTACCTTTTTTAGTTCTTGCTCTTTTTGGTTTTGGTCTTCGTTCTGTTCCAAATACCATTTCCCAAATATCATCAACTATCTCTTCAAATCGTTCCAAATCAGTCATCACTTCCTCCTGTCACATAACTCTGGTTTATCTTTAAATTCACACCATTTACAATTCTTAGCGGATGGTAACTTTTCAAACTCATGCTCCATATTATACTCACCCTCTGGTGTAAATGCTTCGGTTACGAACTTTTTTAAGTTACCCATAGCATTATTTAATGAAGGTTTGCCGCTAGCTGGTGAAAACTTCTGAACTCTCTTTTGTGGAAAATCCATATTCTCGTATAATTTTCGTTTAACAATAAAATACTCAACTTCTATCTTGTCAATTGGATGATTGTACATCATAGAATAAAACTGCTTATAATACAATAGTTGGTCTGTCTTATTTTTATTTTTCTTCTGCCATTTATTCCAACCCATTGTAGATGTTTTAATATCCATAATCTGTATAACATCTCTAATCTTATCTTTAATTACAATATCTAAATATCCAATCCATTGTAATCCTTGAGGTAACTCTAAATCAACTGGAACTTCACATCCAATTAACTCATATCCCTTTTTACTAAAATATTCACCTCTTCTTTTTTTGAAAAAATCTATAATTGCTAATCCATCTTGATAAAACTCTTCCATTTGGTCTTGTGTTACTAACTGCTCATCTGTTCCAAACTCGTGCATATTATTAAACTCTTCAACCATTCTAGCTTTTAATAACTTATCAAGTGGTAACAAGTCTGCATTTTTTACAGAGTCATTATACATTACATTCAAATATTTTTGTAGAACTTCGTGCATCGCAGTTCCAAACAAGGTATGAATATTACCTTTAAACTCTCTATGGTCATCTATATAATTTAGTTTCCATTTAAATGGGCACTCATTATACATTGACACCTGTGTATAACTTATTTTTTTACTCATATTAGAAAAATCCGTGATTTTTATTATTTATTATTGTTTGTTTTGTAGTTTTTGGTTTCAATACCATATCTACTGATTGAGTCATTTTTTCAAACTCTTCTCTTTTATCTTCTGGTATAGAATATCTTGTAAATTGACAATTTGGGTCATCTTGAACTCCATTAGCTAATAACCATCTTCTTATATATTGCCAAACTGAATTTAACATTAGATTTGGTTGAACCTGATTCGTTATATCTTTTTTAAATTCATAACCATTCAATACACAATAAATCCAATTCATCGTATCCTTTGGACAATTAATATCTGTTAGAATACATTCTTCCATACTATTGATTAAATTATTTTTAAAATTGTTCTCGTGGTCTGGTAGTTCCCACTTGAACTCTTTTCCTGCATTTTTTTCAACAACTTTTAAAAGATTTAAAAATTCTTCTTTTGTCTTGAAGAAAAATGGATAATCCTCTCCAAGAACCTTTGTCATTACAGGGTGTTTATAACATAAAACTGGTTTATCAAATTTTAAACCATCTTGCACTGATAGATTCCAAGTAGCATAGCTATCAACAAAACATACACTACATAGACTCTCTTTTAATAAATATCCATATTGCGAAAAAGGTAATCCTTTTCCTGCATACTCTTTAGGTGCTTTTGGGTCGGTGCACCATATCATATAATCATCATTCAAATCTTCTGTATACTTAACCATTCTTTTCCAACCAGTAGATACATTCCAACGATGATTAAATACAATAATTTTTTTATCTGGTAAATCAACTGGTTGTGGTTCTGGAAAATCATCTGCGGCTAAAGGAAAGAAACTTGACTTTGATTTTATATAATCTAAATTTAAAGTAGTGGCACATTCTTTAGTATAATTCTTTTCAAAATACTCACTCGCAATATCTGTATGGAAAAATACTTTATTACATTGATTAATAGAACCCAATTGTTTCATATAACTATGTGGAATAGCTGATGAACCTCTACTCTGTGGACAATCTACCCAATGGAAGAATAAGAATCTATTAACTATCTCACCATATCTCTCATCCATAAGACCAGTCATAATATTAAATAATAATTCAGGCTGATGTGTAAATACAAAATCAATATCCATCTGCTTCATATTCATCAACCTTCTAAATGCTTGAAAATTAAATGTTGCTCTGTTACTAACCGCGTTCTGAGGATAAGGATATTTTATCAATGTAACATTTGACCTATTATCTTCTATAATGTGATTCTCAGGAACTACAACATAGTGATGACACATCGGTAGATGTTTTATTGTTTTTTCTACAACCTTATAATTTGAATCTGATGAATGTTTGAAAACATTTCTATCGAATCTAACAGGAGACAAGAAATGTAATACTCGTCTCCCGTATAATTTATGACTTTTCATATATAACCTTTTATTGTTTTTATCTATCTAGCAGGAGCCCTTCAGCTTTCATAGCAGCTACCATACGAGTAACTCCAATTCCACCACCAAAGCGTTCAAACATATCAAGTGATAAATACTCGTCTAACTCATCTTCAACTCTTTTTTGACCAAAGTGATTGAACAGAAGATTTGCATACTCACCATCTGAAATGTTATGAAACTGCTCTCTCATCTCATAGACATCTGTTGCTCTTTCAGCTGAACCTATTGTTTCCATTCCGTGCATTATAACATCAACTTTAGAATATATTCCATTACCTTTATGCTTCATATTCCAAAATGGATGTGTTCTTAATGGAAAGTCTGTTACGAATGTGCAGTTATCAAAGTCCTTACAAAGTGCTTCTTCTTCTGCATAATCTAATTCAGAAACTCCATATTTATCAGAAGCATCATCGTATGTTATTCTTGCATAATCTTGTTTATCAGCATAACGATTATTAAATCCTAAGTGATTCAATAGTTCTGTTTCTAATTTGACCATATCTTCCATATCACCGTGTGACTCAAATTCAAACATTGGAAATATCTTATCGTGACGCCCTGGCACCGGGTTTGGTTCATTTCTGTAACTTGTTGTGATACAGAATACTCCCTTTGCATCAGGATTATCCAATAAATCTCTTTCTAGCCACATTTGACCTGTTTGAGGTAGTGGCCAATTAACTCCACTAAAGATATATTGTGATATTGTTGCTGGGTCTTCACACGCAGCTAATATCGATTGTCGTGATTGTGCAGGTACTTCGACAAAACCCTTTGCTTCTTGAAAGAAGAATCTCATCTTCTTTACAACTTCATTATATTCATACATATTTTTCATTTTACTCTCCACATATTGTGTCTATTAGTTTATGACATACGACATAAGGGTCACAATTAGCCGATGGCCTCCTGTCTTCTAAATATCCCTTACCATCATTACTTACTTGCCAAGGAACTCGTACTGACGCTCCTCTATCAGATACACCCCAATGAAACATATTTATAGGACAAGTTTCGTGCATTCCAGTAAGTCTTCTCTCATTACCATAACCATAAACTTGAATATGTTCATTATGTCGTGCTTCTAATTTTTTTATACCTTTATGAATAACCATATCACCACCATCTTCTCTCATAGCTTTAGTAGAAAAGTTTGTATGTGCACCAGCACCATTCCAATCACCTTCAACAGGTTTTGGGTCAAGTGTAACTGTAACTTCATATTTCGCACAAACCTTTTCTAATAACCATCTAGCTATCCATAAATCATCTGAAATCGTAATCGGGTCATCTGCACCTATTTGATATTCCCATTGACCAAGCATTACCTCTGAATTAATACCACTTATTTTAAGACCGGTACTTATACATAACTCCATATGTTTACGAGCTAACCACTCACCCTCATTTCTACCACAATAGTAATCGCCTTGTGGTGGAGGTGTTCCGTGCATTGGCCAACCCAAAGGTCTTCCATCTTTAAACAGAGTATATTCTTGCTCTATACCAACCCATACTTCTTCTTTTGAATATTTAGCTTGAATATCATCTAAATTGAATCTTTTATTTGTAGAATGTGGATTTCCATCTACATCCCAAACCTCACATAATACCAAATATGAATCGTGTTTTTCCATTGGATTCTCATACAACTTAACTGGTTTCAAAACACAATCAGAGTCTTTTCCTTCTGCTTGATTTGTTGACGAACCATCAAATCCCCATACAGGACAATCTTGAATATTTTGTTTAAAGTCCTCTACTACTTTTGTTTTACTACGCAACTGAGTTGTAGGCTCCGTTCCGTCTAACCATATGTACTCTAACTTTGTGAGCATTATATTCTCCTATAATTTAAGTTTTTTTATTTCTTTGGGCTCTGTACCATACATTTCTAATATGGTTTGTAACTCAGATTTTTCTATCAGATATAAATATTCCTCTATGTGAGATTTCGACTCATTAAAATACTTGCAAAGTATATCAATTACCCAACTTGGATAATTTTCTACTTTTTTAGCTTTTATATATTTGTCAAATGAACGCTTATTTGGAAGAACATCACAATAGAACTTATAAACATCTCTTGATTCAAGTGTCCAATACTTTTGAAAGTCATTTACAAGTTCTACATAGTTCTGATTCATTGAGAGAAATCTATGAATCATATATGGACTAAATGTCTTCTTATCTGAATCTGAAAAAGAATCCCATTTTCTTTTTTTAGTTTTTACTTCATTTACCCAATCGAATAATGTCATTTAATCTCACCCAATAATTTAATCATCATTGCCATAAAATTAATTTCTTTATCAACAACTTGAGCATCTTGAAACTGACCTTCGGCTAAAGTTAATATACTTACAGCTTTATTTCCTCCGGCAAAGTCATCAAGATTATCATACAACAATCTAAAAGCATCTGAATAGTCCTTTACCTTACTATCAGCTAACAATTGTCTAATCTCTGTAAATGAAGTTTTCTTATCTCTACCACTTTTTAATATTTCAAGTAACTTTACCTTATAATCATTCAATACTTCTGATTGTTTATCAATAACAAGTTTACCACTTATTGATTGTCTCTGACCAGCATTGATAACTCTACGAATATCAGGATAACCCGCATTAACAAGAAGAGCTACATCTTCTAACTTATATAATACACTCTCTTGGTCTAACACAGAACATAAATGTGCAGCTACTTGTTTTCTATCTGGTGGTATAACTTGGAATGTCTGACATCTTGATTGAATTGGGTCTATGATTCTTTCAACAAAATTACAAGTAAGAATGAATCGACAATGTTTTGAAAATGTCTCCATTATATTACGAAGAGCTGCTTGAGCATTTGGTGTAAGGAAATCAGCCTCATCAAGGATAATAATCTTAAAAGGTCTAAAACCTGCAGTACTAGCAAAGTTTTTAATCTTATCTCTAACCGCATCAACACTATTCTCATCAGATGCATTTACATAGAGAAAATCACAATCAATATTATTAACGATTAATTTAGCTAATGTTGTCTTACCAGTACCAGCTTGTCCGTGTAATAATAGATGTGGAACATCACCAGATTCAAGATAAACCTTAACCTTATCTTTAATAAAATCATTACCAATATAGGTATCAAGATTTTGTGGGCGATATTTCTCAACCCATAGTGAATTTAGTCGTTCCATCCCTCTCCTCTTCTCCAATGTTTAAATCGATGAGTCATAACTTCTGTAAATAAACCCCATAGTGAATGTGCAAAGTAAGAACCTGCACCTACCAATAGAATATATTTCCATTTAGTTCCAGTCTCATCTACCATTCTTGTATTTTCCATAATGTCTCCTAATTTTGAACTGCTACCATATTGTACTCAACTTCAAAATCATCAGCTTTAAAATTTAATCTTGCTAAACCATCAGAACTAACTTTCATAGTACATTCTTTAGCATCTCTATTAGCTGTGAATATAGATTTTAAGTATTTAGCATTAAAACTAACTAACCCTACATCAGGATTATTTGTTTTAACAGGTATTGTACAATTATTTGTAGCAATGGATGAGTGACCAATCACTGCGTTAAGTGTATCCGCTGAACCATTTTTTACCAATGTGAAAGTTTCAACATCTGCTAAAGCACCCTTACCTTTTACAAATTTATTTCTAAAATTCATATCCATCTCAAGTTCTGTTTCAAAAGTTGGTTGTACTTTCATAGCTGGTGCATCTGGTATTATAGATAAATCACTTAATACATAAGATACTTTAGATTTTGAATCTTGAATATGTAGATAAGGAAAATTATATTTTATCTCAACATCATCATCCAAAACACCTAACAATTTAACTAACTGCTCTGTATTATAAATACCTAATGTCTCACCATCTATAGAATCACATTTGAAATTCTTTAGTTTAAGTTCACCAAGTAAAGTCCTATCTTCCGTCATAAATCGTGCGGAAAGTGTTTCATTGTTCAATTTCCACTTAGAAGATGCTACCGCACTTTCAAGGTGATATTTACTAATAAATCTTCCAAGTGAATTATTTTTTACTGCCATTGTTATCTCCTATTATATAAGTTTAAGTTTAAAAAAATCTGTCTAAAGTTTTTGTCACATCAACTGGTTGTGACCATTTCATAGCTTGATAAAACATATCAACTTTCTTTTCCAAAGCTCCTTTGAACATTTTATCAGTATCAATATACTTTGCTAAATAATCCATAACTTCTGTTGGGTCATCATAACCCTTGAAACCCATAGTATGCATTCCATATGGATTTTGTTTCAAATATACCCATTTAATTTTTGAACCATTAGCTATTGATTCGTGTTTCTTTTCTAAATTATTATGTTCCAAGAAATCATTATAATTCAGTGCAGACTTAACATGCACTGGTGTTCCTTTCATAGCTCTATTGAATCTACTACCTTCTTTATCCGTATACTTTGATATGTTCTTAACACTTGTTGGTTGAGCTATTGTAGTAACTGGTAAATTAGTTAAATCGGATTTAAAATCCATATATCGTTTATCAATCGCATCCTTTGGTTCATTTTTCAGAATATCCATTAAGAACTCTTTCATATAGTCTCTAAATGCTTCTGGAAAGTTTGACCTAATAATATCCAATCCTTTAATATCAAGCTTATTAACGACCACTCCTGCATCCCTAATAATCCATTGCCCATATCGTTTTTTTGTAATCCACACTCCACTCTTTGCTACAACCTCTTGCTTGATATTAAATCTATGCTCATCAAGATTCAAAAACATCTTAGCATATCTGTCATATGATTTGTTTAAGAAATCTTGAAGTTCACCAGCTACTTCAATAGTCTTCTCTGACATAAACTCGTCATCCATTTTATCAAAGTCTTTGTATTTATGTTCTATTATTGGTATTGAGGGATAAAATAACGAATCTGTATCAATATAAATACAATAGTCCTCATCAGTAGTTCCTAATTTCTTATTGTAATAGAGATTAGACATCTGTTGAGAAAATTTGATAAAATGTTGACCAGTCAATGTCGTAGCTTCTGCATTATCCAAGTCATAGAATCTGAACACCGATAATCCCAATACACCATAAAGTGAATTTAATACCACTTTTTGTATGTATTGTCTTCGATTGAAATACTCATACTTCTCATCATCTCCTCTATCAGCCGCTTCTTTAGCAAGCTTTCTAAATTCAACACGAGCATTAAACCAAGTATCTAATAGCGTAGGCATCAATCCAGGTCTTTCCGTGTTATACATTACACCATTCGAAGCTATCGATATTTTGTTCTTTTCTAATAAACTTCTAATTTCAGAAGCTGTGTGTTTTCCTAACTCTTTGTCATTAAACCAAAGAGTATAAGTTTTTTGTAAATCTTTATCTAAAAATTCTTTCGCATCCCAACCCTCTAAACGACCAACCTTTGTTTCAGGCGAAATATTGAGACTCATAATAATACTCGGATACATAGATGTTACATCCAAGTCATAAACCCATTCGTGTCTACCAGCTTTTGGGTCTTTAACATATGCTCCACTAAACTTTTCATATTCAATCTCTTCACCCTTTTTTCTTAATGGTTTGTTTGGAGCTACAACTTCAATCTTTCGTAGGTGTGTTAGAATAGCACCTTCTAAATATCGTGAAGAGAAATAAATTTCCTCATATGGAATATGACACATATGAGATAAACCACGAACCAACTCAATCATCTTAAGCTTCTCATCAAGAGCTACAACAATCTTTACATCACGAATATTATACTCAACAAACTTATTAATATCATCGTCATATAAATCCATAAGACTTCCATCATATTCAATTTTTTTCATACCAACTTCAACCTCACCAATTGCATCTAAACGATATGAAGCTTGTTCTTTAAATGTAAAATTCTTATATAGTCTCAAATAGTCAAGTGAAGATACTCCAGCTATTTTATAACGCTCTTGTCTCTCATTAAATCGTACTTTACCAAGTTGTGAAAGTGTATTTGCAAATTCAAAACCAAGTACTCTAATTAATCTATTATAAAGATATGGAATATCAAACTTATCACTATTCCAACCAGTTATAATATGTGGTCTAATCTCTTGATATTTTCTACAAAAAGTTTGTAATAGTTCTTCTTCTGAATAAAATGATTCTATATTAACACCCTCTTCTGTTGGTGGATTAACTTTACCATCGGGGTCTAAAACCAATGCAGTATATTGTTTTGTTATTGAATCATATAATGCTATTGATGTAATCTTATTCTCAGCTTTTAATGGGTCAGGAAATCCATCAGTAACCTCAACCTCAATATCAAAAAACATTGTACATATTCCTTTGGAAGGCTCATCTATACTCCCATATGTATCAATTAGAACTCGTGTCTCCATAGGAACATCAGACTCATAAATAAGTCCTTTTTTCAAATCCTCATCTTCCCAACGAGCTACTTTTTTTAATTTTTCACCAGACAAAGAAACATACATTCCACCTGTATCTTTTTTATATGCATAATTCTTATATGGAAAACTATAATAACCTTTTTGGTCATCCCATAGATGAACAGTTGCTCTCTGACCTTTTTCTCTTTGAATATAAATGTTCTGATACATATTATTTTACCAAAATGATTTTTCTGTTGATACTGAAAACTTAGGGTCTTTTTTAGATTCTTTCAAATCTAACCCATTTAATTCTTTTTCTATTGCTTCTCTAACCTCATCATCAGGAATAGTAAGTTTTGTATATTTACTTAATGGGTCATCTACAATACCACGCTCCATACAATACAATCTTATCCACTCCCAAACATTACTTAGATATAAATTAGGATGAGTATTATATAAAATATTTTTCTTGTAACTATTTCCTTGAAGGATATGCCATAACCATTTAGGGCCGTCACCACAATCACGACTTGGTTTATTATCAATAGCTTCTTGTATATCTTTAAATAAATTTTCTTTAAACGCTTTATCGTGTTCAGGTAATGTCCAATCAAAAGTATCTCTGTCATTATCAACTTTATCCAACATCTCAACAAACTCTTTTTTGTTTTTAAACATATAAGGATAATTCTCACCAAGAACATACTTTTCTACAGGATGGTCATAAACTATCGTTGGTGTTCCCAAATGTATACCATCTTGGACAGATAAATTCCAAGTCATATATTTGTCTACGAAACATAATGTAGCATAACAATTCTCAATCAAATATCTATATTGACTTCTTTCCAATCCTTCAATTCTTAAACCACATTTGTGGTCTTTAAAAGCTTCAGGAGCTGGTTTACCTGCTTTTGGTTTTCTTGCATTTCTATCAGTAATCCAAATCAACCAATCCTCATCTAAGTCTTTTGTATAACTAACTAATTTTTCAACACCAGTTGTCTTAGCCCATCTATGATTAAATACTAAAATCTTTTTATCAGGTAATTCAAAGGGCATTGAATCAGGAAATCCATCAGCTGATAGTGGAAAACTACTTATTTTTTCTTTACAGAAATTGTCATTAATTCCAAGAACTGGTCTTTCCTTTTTAAAATTAGATTTTAAGTAATCAAGTGAAGCGTCACAATGAAAATAAGTTTTAGTAGCTAGATTCATAGCTTCTAACTGACGCATAAATCCATCTGGAAAATCACCCGATGGTTTTGATTGTGGACTATCAACCCAATGAAAGAATATAAAACTATCTGCTGAACCACCATATCTATCTGTCATTGTAGCATTCAATACATTATACATCAGTTCAGGTTGATGATTGAATATAAAATCAATATCCAATTTACTGAAATCTACTGAATTTAAAAATTCCTTACTATTAAACCAACCACGATTAAATAGTACACTTCCTGCATAATTAAATGGAATCAAAGTAACATTAGGTCTATCATTTGGAATTGTATTATGAGGTGGAACTAAAACATAATGATGACACATTGGTAACCAATTAACTGTTTTATCCATAACTTTATAATTTGCACATAAATGATGTAAATATTTTTTACTTTTCCACCTTACAGGAGAATTAACATGCAGGATTCTTCTCCCGTAGAATGGATGATTGCCATATTTTTCATATAATTTGTTCATATGTAACCCTTTTTAGTATCTTAATATACAAGCTTTCAACTATATAAGTCAAGAGCTTTTTATATAACTTCTGTTTTTTCTTCTTGTGTTTCTTTTATTTCTTCAAAATCAATTTCACAGGTATCATTATTACAGAATTTTTCAACTTCTGCTTCATTACCCTTAACTTGTCTGAATGATAAGAAACCTAATTTTTTAACCATTTTATCATATTCTTTTTGTGTGATTTCCTCGTAAGGCATTTGTCTATAAGCTCCCATTTCTGTTTTTGGTAATAGAGAAATACCTTTTAATTGATATTGGAAATAATTTAATGCATATGGTATTTGAGGGCCTTCTGTTTCTGGGTCAAATGTGACCGTACAAGAAACTTGATTATCTGCCCAATACTTTTGCATAAATGCAGCTAAGGATAACTGCTCCCACATCGGAACCTGACTAAGAGTTCTAACACCTTCACCAACATCAACAGGAACTTCTACTACAACCGTAGAATCTTCACTACCAAATGCCGGTTCGATTTTGTATCCAGCTTTTTCTAAAGGTTTTAATAGTGGTGAATTTACTGATAGTCTAATTCTTCTAATATAGTATTTAGATTCTGGATAATGTAGTCCAGGAGTTGCTCCAGCTAATAGAGAAACTGTTCCACTTGGTTTTACTGATGTAGTCTTGACACTACGAGGAATTGCCATCCAATCAGAATATTGTTTATCCAATTCCTGAATGTGGTCGTATCCAGCTTCTAACCAAGTTCTTAATTTGTGAATACCACCAGGAGCTGATACGAATTGAGCTATACCACTAACTGAACAACCTATTCTTCTATTCCTAAGCATTACACGATTTGTTTCTGCCCAATGTGTTTTTCCTAATGTAACCGTTTTAGCATATAAATATGCATATTTTAAAGTTTTCAAATAATCATCTAATGAATCGTGATTACTTGGAAATGTTTCTACAAGACAACACAACTCATATGATTCTAATGATTGTTCCAAACAAGGATTACCACCAGCTACTCTATGGTCTTTATTATCTCTACCATTTCTCATACGAGAATATTCTCTCATATTATCTAACCACGCGAAACCAGGTTCACCATTGTCTGTAATTCTTTCAGAAGCTTCTGTATAATCCATACCAAGTTCTGCAAATATAGAATTATTTGATGTCCAACCATAAGTTTCTCTATGTGGATTTTTTTCATAATTTTTTAAATTTAAATATTCTTCTGAATGTGGGTCTCCAAATACAATCTCGGCTGTTCGTCTAACATTACCAGCTACAACACACTTACCAATCAGATTCATTATATCTACAATTGTTGTTACTGATATTGGTTCTCCTACATTCTCATCTAAACAAGCTCGTATATCTTCGTGTATATCCTTCAATGGTTCAGGTCCTGATGATACTCCACCAAATCCCTTAATAGGCTCTCCAGCCGCTCTAATTTCATCATAATTGAACTGAACTGGTGCTACACCAAGAAAATATGAATCTAATAAACGCCTTACAGATTCAACCCAACCTTCTCTTGTATCAGGTATATTATATGTATCAACATCTCTATCTTCTTTTGGCCCCCTAATTACAAATTGTTCTGCTCCTTTTGTGTCAAATCCTACACCTACTCCTAACATACTCGCATCCATTAAAAAACAAAATGGTTTTGCTAAATCTTCTTTTAAATTTTGTGTTGATACAAAAGCACAATTATTAAGTGCTGCATAAATACCTTTTTCTTCTGTAATAGGTGTTCCCATTGACCACAATCCACGACCAGGAGGTAAGAATTTCATATTGAATATTCTATCATACATCTCTTGGGCACTTCGTTGAGCTTGCCACGCATTCCATCCTAATTCGTGTGAGTTAATCCATTTGTTTTGCATATTGTAAGTTCCCTCAACAACACGCCTAACAGTTTCCCACCACATTTCATTTTTTCCATCTTCTTTTAATCTTGAATAGGTTCTCATATATACTAACTCACCGAGACCATTGAACCCAAATGGTGCTCTTTTTCTTTTGTACCCGTCTATAAACTTATCCGACAATTTGAAGGCCGTCTTTTTCATTTCTTACTCTCCTATCTTAAATTTTAAAAAGTGGATTATGTATGCGTGGTTATTCTGTAACCGAATATAAATATCGTATATATGACTTTTAGCCCAAATCTTTGTACTTTTGTGCTAATTGTTTTCTGACATACTCTTCCTGATTATTCATCTTACCTTGTTGTTCTTGACCATTTTGACTACTACCATCATAAATGTCAATTGAACCATTATTAGTATTTACTTTTGCTGGTAATGTAATTCCATCAGGTCCAAATCTATTTTTTATAATATGAAATCTTCCTGTATTAGCAATCTTATCACCAACTTTCCTACTCAACGACACCACAAAATCTGCTGTCATTACTTTTTGATATGATTCAGCTACCTTCTCGGCTTGAATCACATCCTCTTCTAACGCACTTCTATTAGCTTGTGAAGCTGTCCATACGGGAATTTCGTACTCACCTGCTAAACCCCTTAAATCTTCATAAATATTTCCAAGTGCGTGTCTTACTTCTTTATTATTATTCACATCCCTTAATAAATCACCATAATCCAAAATAACCATATCAACCTCTGTACCAAGTGTAATCATTCTCTGTAAATGTGCTGATAATGTTTGAACTGATGCAGTTTTTGTGGGATAATACTTAACAACTAAATTTCCATCTAAGTCATCAAGTTTTGATTTTACTTCTTCCTTATGAAATTTCAAATTTTGAGATGCAAATCCACTAAAAATACTATCGTATCTCAAACCTGTATATGATTCATTTAACTCCAATGTATAGTGAACTACCGACATTCCATTTTTAATAGCTCCAGCTCCAATAGCTTGCAAAACCCAAGATTTACCAATACCTGCTGGTGCTACTACAACCCCAAGTTCTCCTGGCCCTAATCCACCATCTGTTAAATCATTTACAACTTCCCAAGGCGTTTTAACAGTTGTTCGAGCTGATTCTAAATATCTATCCTCAAACTGCTCCATATAAACATGCCCTATATCTCGTTCAGTACCAGCTTTCAAAGCCTCATCAACAAGTTTTTTAATCTCTTCATAATTACCTTGTTGTAATAAATCTACTGATACTACTATAGCATCTTTAATTTTTTGATTCTTGCAAAAATCTAAAGCTTTCTCTTGAACAAAATCCAAATCAGTTGCTTCGAAATGTTTAAATGCATTTTTTAAATCCTCGACAATGGATACTCTTAAAATATCTTCGGTATCATTATCAATTATTACTTTTAACGCATCCAATGTAGGTAACTTCTTATACTTGTTAAAATATTTTTTTATCTCTTTACATAACCAATTATTTGAATCTGATTCAAAGAATTTTGGTTCAAGTATATCTTGAATTTGTTCTAAAAATTGTCGGTTTGTTAAGAGAGATGCTATTAGTTTTGCTTGAAAAGAATTTCCATACTGATGTAAACTAACTTTATCTGTCATTTATTGATTCCCCGCTATAACATTTATTCTATTAAATGTTTCTGCTAACCAAACATCTAAGTTTGGAAAAGCTGAATTTAATTTATCTTCTATGACCATTTTTTGAAAATCGATTTTTACTAATTGGTCTACTTTTTCATTTACAATATTTTGAATCTTTAATTTAGAAGTACCACTAATATCAACATCTTCTAATTGCATTAAATCATAATTCAAGTTTACTATATTTTCATCTAAACCATTATCGATTAAATCTTGAGGTGTCATAACCTTATCTTCTAATATCGATGGAACTTTTTTAATCAGAGTCTTCTTACCCCAACCCTTAACTCCAGGAATACAATCGCTTTTATCTCCGTCAACGACTCTATACATTACAAAGTTATGTGATGGAATACCAAACTCATCAAAAACCATTTCAGGATTATACATTTTTTTCTTAGTAGGACTCCAAACTGAAATCCTATCATCGACTAATTGTATAAAATCTTTATCAGTAGACATAAGTATCATCTTACTATCTTTTAATACACTTTTTGCTATATAAGCCATCACATCATCAGCTTCAACATTTTCTATCATTAAAGTTGTGAGTGGCAATGTATTTAAGTAGCCAAGCAATCGAGTAATTTGCATTCTCAGAGATTGTTGCTCATCTTCAAATGAAGAAAAATCATTTGTTCTATTGAATCTTGTATTTACTCGACGCTTTTCTTTGTAATCCGGAAATATTTTTCTTCTTCTTTGAGAACCACCCTTTCCGTCAAAGACAATGACACAACGGGTCGGACTATGAGTCTTGATGGCGTATCCAATGGATTTCAAGAATCCCACAATCCCCCCGATGTGTATACCATCGTCATTAGTAGAAGGATTAACGGCGAAACATCTTATAAAGGTGTTCAAACCATCAATCACTAATACTCTATCGTTTGGATTGGTTTCCAAATCATCCGGCTTTTGAAGTTCGTTAAATAGGCTTATATACTTATTCTTCGGCATCTGTCGCGTCTATTTGTACATCATCGATTCCGATTTTGTCCTGATATTTTAATATTACTTTCTCACATATTTCTTGATATAACCAATCTTTCAATTCTGGATTCTTCTCTAATAGGTCTTCAAAGTCCTTAGATAGAAATTTATAATCCTTACCATTGAAATTTAATGTATACCAAGCACCACCGATTTTACATATTCCGTGTTCCTTCATTTTTTCCAACCAGTTTCCATAGTTGTCAATACCCCTATCAAAGTACATTGTATAGTCGGCGTTTCTAAGTGGTGGGCCTAATCGATTCTTTACAATCTGTGCTCTGACTTTCATTCCAAGAACATTCTTACCACTCTTGTCTTTCAACTGACCCATATTCTTTAATCTGATTCTTGTCGAAGCGTGAAATGGAAGTGCTTTACCACCAGAGGTAGTCCACGGGTCTCCAAACATCACACCCAACTTCTGTCTAAGCTGATTCGTGAATACAAGTGCTACTTTTTCTCTCCCTATCATTTGGGTGATTTTTCTCATAGCTTTACTTATCACGATTGCTTTACTTGTAGCCCAACCATCTTTATCGTAGTCGGCTTCCATTTCAACTTTCGTGCTGGCGGCTGCCAAACTATCGACCAAAATCGTCACCAATCTATCTTTATTGGACTCTCTAATTTTTACTACTATTGATTCTATAATTTCAAAAATATCCTCAACCGTCTCTGTATGAAGATATAACATACTACTAATATCAACACCAATCGCAGTTAAGAAGTCTCTACTAACCGATGTCTCAGTATCTATATAAACTGCTACACCACCCTTCTTCTGAGTTTCTGCTAGAAGATGAGCACCTAATAGAGATTTACCACTCGATTCCAAACCATTTATTTCTGTAATACGACCAACGGCTATACCACCGTTTGGCCTATTAGATATTGCTAAATCTAACATATCTGAACCAGTTGATATGAAATCATCCACATCTGTTGGTGTCTGGTCTGAACCATCCAAGAAATAAGCTACTTTAGTACCTTTGAATTTTTTATTTAAATCACCGGCTAATATTTCAGCCAAATCATCTCTAATTGCCATAAATTTCTCCTGTATTATAAGTGGTGGTGAGTTTAATTTTCACCACCACTTAAATCATTGTTATTTAGCTATTGAACAAGTCGTCAAAGGCAGCTTCTACATCACTATTCTTCTCGGTTTTTTTATCAACAACTTTATCTAATCCGTCATCTGTCGCAGTTTCTGTATTTCCTACAGCACCACTTTCATTAGCATCTGTATCAGATGGGTTTAAATAATTATGAAGAACTTCTTTCAACTCATCATATGACTGCTCAGTATAGATTTCAGTAATCTTTTGCTGATTTTCAATCATAGATTTAAGTTGTTCTTTATCTTCAGTTATTGGTGTTTGATTAGGCTTAACTCTGATTGATGTTGAAGGAAAGTTTGCACCTGTCTCTTCAGCAGTTTTAAATTCAACAGAGATGTCACGACCTGTCATTGGGTCTGCGATATCACCGTAATCAGGGTCAGCAATAAAACCTAACAGTTCTTGATAAACTGTTTTTCCAAATCCCCAAAACTTAACACCTTGAGCTTCTTCACCCCTAACTATAACAGGAAGAAAAGTTCTCATTTTGGCATCTAACTTACGACCTAATCTCCAGTCGTCTTTATTACCAGTTTGTTTTAGTTTTGTTGCAAACTCTTCAATTGGGTCTGGTCTTCCAAATGATATTGGTGAAAGATATGTTCTTTTCGCAACATCATAGTGAAAGTACAACTCAATAAAAGGATTATCCTTATTGAATTTGTAAGGTACTATTCTTACTTGTTGTGTTCCCGGTGAAGGCTTCCATAAGGAAGATTGTTTTGTGTTTGTCTCTTTGAGTTGAGATAACCTTTGTTTAATCGCATTAATATCCATTATTAACTCCTACTTTTTATTTATTATTTGTTATTAGTCGAAACCATATCGACACTAATAAGTATTACTAACTTTCTTAAAATACAAAAAAATTTTCGGGGGAACTCCAAGAAAGGAGTAAAAGAGAAGCTCCCCCACAAGTAATGAAATAATCCACTACTTTGTTAAGAATCTTTTATTCATAGTTCTCGCGACATCCACGACATTAGTCACATTAACAAACTCAGAATCAGAACCATACATATTTGAAAACGCTGTTTTATCAGATTCATAACTATAATCTGAATCACCGATGAAATAACTAAGAACTTTAATACCTTTAGCTCTCATCATATCAACCATTTTCTTAGTATGTCTCTCAGCTCTCTCACCACTATAAGAGATGTCATTGTTACCATAGTAAGGCTGACCATCTGAGTAGTTGATGAAATAACTATCTTGAGTTGTTGAACCAGGAATCAATTCATCCATAATAGACTCGAAACATAATCCCTCAGGAGTAGTTCCACTAACATCTAACGCTGGAAATAATTTTCTAACTTTGGTCAAGTTATCTTTTCTTGAATCATAACAAACCATAATGAAAGGAACTGAAGAAGAACCTCTTCTATCATTATCGTGAGTAGTTCTGATTGAAACAACCACCTCAATGTTCCCAACCATATCAGACGCTTTAATCATCGCTACAGCACTTGTCATAGCTTTGTTCCATTTAGAACCACACATAGAACCACTAGCATCAATTGATAAGTGAACAAATACTTTATTAAATTTATCAACGAAAGTTTGACTAAACACATTAGAGTTTCCGAAACCTAATTCAGAGATTAATCTCTTATCAAGTCTTCCAGAATCTTTTCTTGTATATTTAGTAACATTTTCTTCGTTTCTAACTTGAAGTTTTCTACCCAACATAGTTCCAATTCTCATACCCTCTTCAACAAAGTTATAATCTCTTCTACTCCACTCTGAAGAAGAATTGTAGTTTGATTGATTCCAAGAAGAAGCACATCTAAATTGGTCTGAATCAATGATTGATTGAGTTAAGTTCTTAACAACCAAACATTTAGTACCAGCACCACCGGTAGAACCATAATAATTAGGAACATCTTTACCAACAGTTTCATAACCAGCACCACTCTCTTCAATAGCTTTAATATCTTTTGAATCTTTTTTAGACATTTTAGTTTTCTGAATATCACCATCAAGAAACTTTTCTTGTTTTTGAAACGCTTTTTTCAATAACTCTTTTTGTCTATCTGATAATTCAACACTTTCAGAACCATCATCATTTGGAAGATTTTCATCTGGTGTTGTAGGAGAACCTTGAACAGGAACATCAATAGTTTTTCCACCACCAGTTGAATCAGAATCAGAAGAACTCATAGAGTCACCATTCTCAACAGAATCAAGAAGAGACTCAAACTCTTCATCAGACATAGTATTATCAGAAGAACCACCTTGACCTTGACTTTCATCAGAATCAGAAACTTCAATCTTATCAATTGAAAGAAGAATTTGACTCATAACTTCACAAGAAATATTGAAACAATCATTAGTATCTCTTAATCTTTGAATATTTCTTAAATCAATAATGTCATAGATTTCTCTCAAACCTTTAAGAGCACCCAACTGACGATTTTTGTTATGAAGATTAATAATTCTGAACATATAAGAATCAATCTCTTCTGTTCTGAACTCTGATGACAACAGACCTTTATCTACATTCTTAGAATAAAAGTACTTATCATACATAGAATTATAATAACCTTTATAACCAGGTGAAGAAGAGAAAATGAAATAGTCAATTCTTCTATCTTCAACATAGTTTAAAATACTTTTAACAGTTTTAACAATTTCCATTCTTGGAACACCCATAGTCTCACCAAGATTATAAATCTCTTGTGGAATATTAGTCTCAAGATGTCTTAGAAAATCAAAATCAGACAACTTAATATGTGAACCCTCGTGAAGAGCTAACCCAACTGCAACATCAAAGTTCTTATCAGTAAGATTAGAACCAATCACAACTTTTTTACCATTCGTATAACTTTCATCTTTTGAATTAAATACAACAGGGATAGTCTCACCAGTAACGATATTAACAAAGTTACTGATAGCTCTCTTATATGACGCTAACTGAACAAGGTCACGACCCTTATTTTTTTCAGTTCCAAATAACTCATCATATTCATCGTCATTGTTATTATTAATCCAAAATGATGAATATTGGTTTTTCTGAACCTTAGAAGGACCAGACCTAAACACAAAACCTTTATCATCAAATTTATAACTCATTTAAAAACTCCTTTTCTTAACACTATAATATACCAGCTTTTGACAATACAAGTCAAGAGCTATTTTCATTTTTTTCATATTTTTTTTATTTTTTCTTAGCACAATACCAATTACAATATTTTTTACCCTTATAATCTACTGGGGGATTTGGTTTAGAACACTTATTACACATAAAAACTCCTTTTCTTTATACTATAATATACGAGCTTTTGGCATATATGTCAAGAGCTATTTTGTCTTTATATCGGCTACTGATGAAGCTGCCCAACTATTTGGTTTGGTTTTTCCTTCAAATCCCATACCCTTAATAAATCCTAAGCATTGTTGAATCATAGTAGAGCTTACATAGTTTTTATTTGGATTTAAATCTGTATGTATTTCTTCTATCTTATATCCTATGGATTCCAGTAGTGGATTTATCCTCGTTGCAAGTTTTACAGCATAATAAGTTTCTTGAAATAATCTTTGCTGAGTAGTGATTCTGCCTCGTTTATGTATTCGACTAAAGTATCCACTACCACCTTTACCCTCTCTTAAAATGACCAATACGACCCCATATACTACCTTTCCTCGTCTAAATTGAGAATCACATCCTATATAGAATTTTAAATCATCTTGTTCTAATTTTGATATATCTGAGAGAATGGTGTCTTCTAAGGTGTCTATTATTTCGTTTCCCGATAACCTTTTCCACATATTATTTTTTCCAAGTCTTCGTATCTACTATGGTATAAATATGTGTGCGTATATGATTTAACTGATTGTCATCTGTCGTTAATAGTAATGAATTTGTATAATTTTCCCAGGGGATTTCAAATCGTTTATCAAGAACACCATTATTCAAGTCCTTAATAATACAATTCAATGCGTTTATAGTATATAGTGTATTTGTCTGCTTCTTCCTATGAAGAGAAATTGTTTTATCTAAAAAATTACCAAGATTTACTGCATCTACATTATATGTACAAACTAATTGGTCAGGATTTTCATCATTTTGAAATACATAGATTTTATCAAAAATGATTGTATAGGCCTCTATAATCTGACCAACAAGATTATTCAGTTGTGTTCCATCTGTAAATGTACATAATAGTTGTGTTTTCATAATAATCTCTTTAAAATTTAATACTAAGTTCCGAAGAACCATCAACCTCAATACCAAGAACATCCAGTAGAAATTGGACACCCTTTTTCGCATATTCTTTTAGTTTGTTTAAAACTCTCTGTATTGTATTTTTGAAAAAATTAGTAACATATGATTTAATCTTTTCAAATAATTGTTTACCAGCTTTTTGTAATTTCTTAACACCTTTTTTAGCCCAATCAATTAATCCCTCTTCTAATAAATTATCAATATTTTTATATAAATTATCTAATTCCTCATTCATAATATTATCAATATCTTTATTTAAATCGTACTCTTCTATAAGTTCATTATTCTCACTCAACAATCTAAATGCAGTAAATTTACTTCTACCAGTAGATTTAAATCCAACATTTGTTTTTACTTTTGATGCGTGATTTTTTGAATAACCAATCATATCAGTATGAAAGTCTACAGAACCTCCTAAATCAAATACTAATAATGAATTTGCTATACCCTCGTGTGATGACTTAATATCATCGTCACCTGAAAATTTATAATTTCCTGTTGCGGCTTCATATACAACCCATTTTTTAAACTTTTCATCAGATAAAGCATTTTTAAATTGAGCTTCTAAATCCTTATGTATTATATTTTGTTCCAATACACCTTGAACAGCATTTCTCAAATCCGTATTACCAATTGTTTTTAAATATGTTTTAAATCTCTTAGTAATTTTAGCAGTTTCATCCGGAACACCATCAATGAACCAAGTTGTAAAATTACCCCTACCAGAAATCATATTAGATGCCATAGCTTCAGCTTTAGCATGCTTTTGAATTTCCGCATCCTTATACTTTTTACCTTTTGGTATTTTATTTTTTATTTCTGGAAATCTAACATCAATATACCATTCTGCAAAAGCTTGTTTAATCTCTGTTACTGTAGGGTCAGCTGTAAATGTATTAAATTTTGAATCTATTGTTGCAATAATAGATGAAGCTAATTTATTATTTCCATCATCTTCTTTTTTATAAAATTCTAATGCAGCTGTGAATAAACCCTTAGCATCACCTGCACCACCACTTACTAACTGAGAACCACCCTTTTTCTTTAATGATACTCTATATTGAGAATTTAAAATATCTGTCTTTGGTGTTCCTTCTGATGTTGTCCAATTTGGTGATGGGCTATAACTTCTTTTACCAGTATATATTAATTTACCCGATATTTTACCTAAATTTTTAGCTATTTTTTGACCAACTTCATCTAAATGTTCAGAAAAATTAGAATACTTATCAACTTCTATTTCAGCAGCTGATACTGCAGTATCTTCTTTCATACCAACATTATTTATATTATGCCACTTACATATGGCCATTTCATAATATGCAGCATCTTTAGGTATAGCTTTTCCACCACTTGATTTCTTACCTGTAAATGTTGATTTTGATATTTGCTTTAATGTATATTTCTGTCCATTAGTTGCAGGTATGATTGGAATAAAACTTCTCCCACCACCTTTAAAATAGTCTTTAAATCCAGCTTCTGTTTTTTCTACCTTATCAAATTCTTTCAACCAAGTTTTACTAATAGTTATTTCACCTGATGGATTTTCTGTTAATATTGGTTCTCCATTTTTTATCTTATCAATTAATGGTTTCCAATATTTACCATTACTTTTAGCTAACTCGAATGGTGTAAAAACTGCTTCATCTAATTGTTCCACTGGTTTATCTAATAAATCCAATGGGTAATCTAATTCCAATAAAACCTCTCGTAGTTTGGCTTTATGATATGGATTATTTAAATCAGGCTTACCATTAGGTACTCTCCACGCCCACTCTTTAACTATCTCATCATAATCAACATACATTTATT